ACCTACTGCGGTGTCGGCCACGCTTGCGGTTTGTGTAATTGCTGCATGACAAGTGTCTACGGCGTAGTTGTCGGTTGCTTGTCCGTAAGCGATAGCCAACTGGTTAAGAATGATGTCAATAGATGACGGGTCACTCCAGTCAAGGTCTTGTTCGGACACGGTGACGTATGTACCGAAACTTAGTTTTGAAATATCCGAGTTGCTAACCACGACAGTTGAAGCGTTAAGCGGGTCAAACTGTGCGGCCTGCTGTGTTACTACTGGGCGTGTCGTAATTTTTGGACGGCGGAAAGTTGCGCCTGCGGTTGGCATTGCGCGTGTACCGATAGCCGACACGAAAGGGCGAATTGGGTTTAGTCCGTCATACACGCTGCCGGTAATAATTTCCGGCAAAATGCCCGGGGTACTCTCGGTGTTGATGTATGGCGCAACGCCCGGCGCTGCTTCGATACGTGCTGCGTTAATGTTTGCGTTTAGTTGTGCAAAATCTGCACCGCCGCGCACATAACTAGCAATGTATTCAGACGTGCTAGGCAAACGCAATTTACGTGGTTGTGCGTAAATGGCTTGTACTGTTGAAGCCTCAACAACTGCAGGGGTTTCTACTGGGTTTGACATTTCGGTTACTTCCTTTTCTGTGTCCTGTTCACTATTTAACTCTACTTCGTTTTCGTTTTGGTGGATACTCGCGGCCACCCGTTCTACCTTGGCAGCCTCAAACGCGCCATAAGGCAAAAGCGACAATTCCTGCCATTCGGCTTTGGTAACAATCATGGTGCCGGCTTCGTCAAAACTAAACTCGACGGGTACTGCCCCAACTGAAAGGCTATCTAAAACGCCGTCCATGGCTAGTTGTAGGCTCTCGTTACCTAGCATGGTTTCGCTAATTTTGGCCTCAAACATTACGTAGTTGCCGACTTCCTCACGGGCCGTAACTACGCCAATAGGTTGCGTACTGTCATGGTAAAGATACATTTTCGGTTTTTTACCCTCGAGAGGCAACGAACCTTTTTCAAAACGCACCGTTTGGCCGTCACTCACTACCGCGTCTACCCCATATTCGAGGGCGACGCCGGCAAGGGTACGACGTGGCAGCGCGTCACCTTGCGCGGCGTCAATCTTTAATTCTTGTGGGGTTAATCTAAGCATTGCTTTGCCTCAATTCCTCGGGCGTTTCTTGTACTTCTACGTTTGTGTCGTATTCGTTGGCTAGGTAACTTTCAATGTCAAACATAACACCGGTGCCGCGTGGTAGCACGTTATCCGCGCTAAGGGTTTCTTGTATGCAATCTATGTACGGTTTTACGCCGAACGTGTAAAGGTCGCGCGACGCTTCACTACTTGAAACATACGAATAGTTGCCAATAGAAACAGACACAAGGTATGCCGGTACGTTTGCAATGCGCGCAATTTCTTTGGCCTGATATTCGGCGGCGTCAATCAAAAGCATTTTGTCCGGTGTTGCGTTGTTTGGGATTACCTCTACAAATTCGTTTACCGCACTTGTGGCCGACGCAAAACGCGCCTCGTCGTAGGCCGCTGCAAGGTCGCGCAATTCTTGCGGTGACATAGGCTCTCCGCCAACTTGGCGCAAAGTTACTGCAGGTTGCAAACTCGAGGCGTTACGGTTTCGTGCTTGCTCAAGTTTTAGCGCGGTATCTACTGACGTTGCACCGGTATAAATAAGGCCTTGAATTGGGCTTAAAAACTGTACGCAATCTTCCCAACGAATAGGTAAACCCTGAAACAAAATTTGTTTAGACGGCCCAAACCATACGCCCGTACCTTGTGCTTGGTCTTGTGTTGTCACAATCGCGGCAGGCAAACGAGTAAACGCGCTTGGATATCCGTCGGCGGTTCGTTCGGTTATATACCAAAATGCGCGACCATAAAAAAGCAAGTCGTCAAATGTCCACGACAAAATAAAATTGTTAGTAACGCCTTTGTCAATTCTCTTTAACCAACTACGCGGCGCTTCCGGCACTTTTTCCATTTCGTCGCCGTTCCACATTTCTTTATACATAACCAACGGCAAACAACCAATAACACTTGCCATAAGGTCGCGACTACGTGAAATAGTCGGCACCTGCATAAAACGGCTACGCAAAACACCGTCTGAATACGCAAAGAAATTACCAATTTGTGACGCGCCGGCGTTGCTTCCTGCAGCGGCTTTAACAACCTTTGTAGGTTCGGGTTTCTTGGTAAAAATTGCCATAGGTTTATTGTGTCACAATCTTTGGGTTTTGGGTGGCACTAGCCGGCGCCGTGCAATCCCCGACGGAAAGCAAGCCGACTAATGCCAAAACGACTTTAGCGGTAATTGGTAACAATTACAGGTTTACCTATTGCTTGTGGTTTGGACGCTAAAGCGGCTGCCCAAATCATGCACCGGCAAGCCTCGATAGGCCCGGGGCTTCGCAAACTACTTACGGTTATGCCGTTTTTTTCGCGTATCAGTACTGCCCGTTCAACGTGGCTGTTTAGTAGTTGTTGGTTGTTGTGCGTAAGTTTGTTTTCCAAAATCATTGCACGTACCGCACTAGTCCATTTCAACAACTCTTTGTAACCAACTATTACGCGCCTACCCTCATATTTTATTGGGCATGAGTTTTCTAAAACGGGAACAATAGCCAAACGTAAGTTGGGGTTTTCCGCTACTTGCTGTTCTACTTTTTCCCAAAGTTCGGTTACGGTTTCGGCGACAAACGCCAAAACAACATGGGTTTTATTATCTATTTGTACGGCGCGAACCGCGGTATAGGTGCTTTCGTCTAACGCCATTTCAACGGCCAACACTCCGCCGGGCGGTGCTTTTTCGTCAGTAGATAAAGCCTCGAATATGCCGGGTGCCAACCAACCATTATTTACGGCTTGCCATAGGTTTACGGACGCACGTAGAAACGCGCTGCGGTTTGGGCCTTGTGCTTCGCCTTGGATTACGTCCATTTCAATTAGGCCGCCTGCCAATGCGGGGTTAGCGTATTCCCATGCCTCAACGGTCATAGGGTCAAGTGTTGGCGGTGGGCTAAATTCGGCAAAATACAGGTTTGTTTTTTCGCCTGTGTCTATTGCTTTTAAACCTTGGTCACGCCAACGCAACAGGGCCGTACTTTCCTGCGTACCCGCCGTGGACACAAGCAAACACAAAGGGTTACGGCGCGCACGTTGAGACGGTAGTAAACCGTCGTCTATGGCGGCTTCCGATATTTGCCATACTTCGTCTGCCGTGATTAGGTCGCAACTGTAACCGTGACCGGCTGCCGGGGTAGCGGCGCGAATATGCCAAACGCTGCCATTAGGCATTGTTACTTTTTGACGGCCATACGACCATGAAACCTCTGCACCAAATTTGGCTTCGAGTATTGGCGCTAAGTAATTGAATTGGGCGGCAGTTAAATCCAACTTATGACTAACCGAAATAACTGTTTGCGGTTGGCCGCGCCTCTCTGTTTCCATAGTTAACCACCAACCAATAAGCGCGCTAGTCATATGGCTTTTACCATTTTGTCTAGCAACCGAAACAAGGCCAATACGGTGCAACCATTTACCTTGGTCGTCAAAACTAGTTAAACCCTTGAGGCAATGCTTTTGCCAACTCATTAAAGGCGTGTTTAAAACCTTCTCCGCAAACTCTGCTACTTCCGCCGCGCGTGATTGGTGGCCACTGTGCGTGGTTGTTTCTAGTCTCGGCTGATATCGGCCAGTTGGGGCTAGTTCGCGCAAACCCTTATGGGATATAGGATTGTAAGAGACGGGGGCTTCTGTGTCACTGTGAAAAAAACGCTCTGCGTGTTTGCTTTTATTTTCCTTACTGATGTTGGGTTTTATGACGTAGTTTCCTGCGTCTCTTGCTGCACGGTATTTGTTTCCTCGCGCTGCATTACAACCACGGCAACAACTGCGTAGGTTGTCGAGGCTGTTAACACCGGGTTGACCTGCAGGCCACCTATCAACCTCGACTACATGGTCGGCCTCGGTTGCGGGTTTACCACAGTAATAACAGAATGGGTTTTCTTGTAACAATATAAGTTTGTTGCGTTTGTATTCGGCTTGGTTGCGTGGCCTACTGCCTTTGTGTTTGCTTGGCATTGCTCACGCGCCTACGGCTTGTGCTAGCGCGGCGCAAGCGCCTTGCTGTTGTTTTGCTTGGTTGTTGTTCATGTCGGGTTTAACCTTGCTGTTCGTTTTGTTTGTTAAATCGTTGTGTGTGCTAAACGCATGGGGTAGCGCCTAGCACGTTGTAAAGCCTAATGCGTTAAAGCCCCACCCACGGGATTGCCCTAACCCGTACCCACTTACTTGCTTATGCGTGATTATGTTTACACGCTGCCGCGCCATTGGCCCGGTCATTTCGTCGCGCATGATTACGGGCATAGCGCACTACCTACGTTGCCGTATGTTCCCAACTACCGTGCAACGGGCTTAGGGCTTGGCTAATCCAACCGCTAGGCGGTGGCTAGAAACTTTATGATTACTGGCATTTGGTTAGGTCGCCATACCTGCACAATGCAAGCCGATAAATCTAACCGGTCTAACCATTGCTCTTGCTGTTTGCTTATGCGTCCAATGTCTGTTTTAAGTTCTGCGAAAACTAGCACACCTCGAGGATTGAGTAAAACCAAATCGGGAAAGCCTGTGTTGCCTTGTACGTGTGTTGCCCATTGGCCGCGCCTGTTCATTGCGGGTAGGTCATGGTGTACGAACCACCCATAACGGGTAGCAATATCTATAACGCTGTTTTTAAATGCGGCTTCATTCATGGCGGCCACGGTTACGGCCATTTACGCGGCGCGGGTCATCAAACAATGCGACGCATAACGTAAGAATTGCGCCAATGCCAATAATAAGAAAATTAAACCAAACAAACGTTTTAATTAAGTTCATTAGTCGCGCATTGGTTTATTGTTTACGGTCATTTGCCATATGTTGTCTGCCAAGTGTTTGCCGGCCCAACGTAAATACTGTTCTATTTCGTCTTTGTGCAGAAAATCGGGCTGTTTTTGTAGTGTTTCTATTAACTCGACAATTTCGCGTAATGCTTTCATTTGTTCGCTAATCATTAGTCTGCCTTGCTGCTAGGTAGTTGTTTTAATGCGTCTATCATTTGTGTCGCTTGGTCAGGGCTTAACGTCTCAAGTGTCACCGCGTCGCTATTCAACGTCGCTGCTATGTAGTCATGTAACGCGGCTTCGTCAAACCCTGCACCTTTAGCCAATGACTTAATGAAATACACTTGCTTTTGGCTTGCGCCTCGAGTGTGTGTACTGGCCGGCTGTTCGCGCCGAATAGGTGCTATTTGGGCGTCAGGCTTTTTAGGGTCTTGCCGTGCTTCTATTTCGTTGCGTGAAGCAATGCTTTTGTTTATGCCAAAACCCATGTAACCCAACGCACGGCCTAACGCGCTTGTCATACCAACCATAAATTCGCTGTTTTTTGTGTATGGCGTTTTGCCGGGGTATGGTTCGGCTGCGGTGGCAATGCTTGGAATTAAATCGGAAGCGTCGCGCCATACGGTGACGGTGCAACGGTAAAACGTGCTTCCGTCGGGCATGGTTACAACCTCGGCGGCTGTTTCTTGTATGCGTAAATCGGGGTAGCGTTTCAATGCTTCGCTTAGGCGTGTTGGTACGTCTACGTAATTGTCAATGTTGAAAGCCATTAGCGCCAATCCTTTTTGCATGTGCCGGGGTGAAAGTACAGCGTCCGGGCGTGTGTTTTGTTTGCTTTATAGGCGTATGTTGTAGCGCCACATTTCGGGCATTTTTTCATGTCGGGTTTATCTTTCATGTCGGGTTATATTGCTGCCGGTAACGTACTCATTGCGTGTAACAAGGTTTGTGGCGTTTTAAAACATGGCAACGGCATAAACGGCGCCCACCGGTCAACTTGCATAGTTTCATACAACGTATTCCAACCGCGCAAAACTACCGCCTTGTTTTCTTTGTCAAGTGTTGCCAGTACGTATATGGCGGGTTTGTCAAAATCTCGAGTAAGTAGGCAGCCGTCCGGGCGTGGTGTTGTGCGTACTTCGTAACGGCCCACGTCGTTTGCTTTTGGGTTGTATGGCTCATAACCCCAATAAACGTGCAGGTGTTTGGCTAACGCAAATTCGCCTAACGCGCCTATTTTGTCGGGCAACGTGTTTTTAAATTCGCCTTTAAACCTGTCTTGGTGTTGGTTGTGTTTAGCGTTTTCGTGGCGTAGTTCGGCTACCGCGTATGCGTAGTTTATTTCCGTCGGGCTTAAATAAACAGTTGTCACGGTTAGCCGCCTAAAGCCTCTATTGCTTCACTAACGGCCTGCCATGCGTCTTGTTGGCCGCTTAAATCTAGGTCTACTGCTAAATGCTTTAAACGTGCAATTAGGTCGGCGTGTTTAGGTTTGTACGGAATGTGAGCGGGCCTGCATATTTCGTCTATTAAATCAAATACGGCCATTTGGTGTTTTGCCATTGCGTTTGCTGTTGGGTCTAACATACGTCGGGTTTCCTCGCTAAGTGTGTTGTCGGGGTAGGGCTGTTCGTGCATTTACTTTGCTGTTCTCCATGGTAGCCAACCGCTGTTACGCCAAATAGCAACCATGGCTTTTGTGTTTGTTGTTGGGTCAAATAAGTCGGCGCACGTCTCGACTATGCCTTTAGCCTGCAACCAACCCGTAGGCCAATTACTATTTGGTAGGCACCAAAACCCGTTAATTTGGTAAATGGAATAACTACCGCCGCTTGGGTCTGACGCGTTAAACGCCTCGCTATTACACCGGCTTTCTCGTACCGCGACGCGTAACGCTGTTTCTAGTTCGCTAGGCGGTAATCCCTCGGCTAAGGCCAACGACGCAACCTGCGTGCAGGTAGTGACCAATGCGGGCAACGTGGTTGTAGTTGTGGTTGGCGGTAGTGAAGCCGGTACAACCTGTGTATTTTCGGTTGGGGCCTGTGCATTACCGGGGCTAAAAACTAATAAAACGCCAATAATTAGCGCTATTGCGCCTGTGGTTATCTTGTGGGTAATCATTTTGCTACTTCCATTTGGTAAGGGTTTCCCCATGTTCCGGTAGCCGGGCTTTTAAAAACTAGTTGTACGTGTAAAACGTCGTTTGTTTGTGGGTCTCTAAAAATTTGTACCATGGCTTTTTGCCCGGTGGCAAGCGAGGTTATAAAACACTCGTAGTTAAAAAACTGTAGTTCGTTCATGGTAAATGGCTTTCCGTCGGTAAAGAAAACCCTAGCGAACCATTGTTACGCGGTTGTGGATACCCCAAATACCGTTTGGAATATGGTTTTTACGGCTTCCGGATTATCTGCCATAGCCGGCGATAGTTCTATATGCCACCAATCGCCACCGGGCGCACCCGTGACAGTTTTAGTTTCGTATGCTTTCCACGCTTGACGGTCACAACGCCACGCACGGCCAAACGGTTGTGGCCAATAATCAATAATCATTTGTACGCCAAGTTTGTTTGCGTTGGCTACCACAACGTCTATAAACGCTTTAGACACTTTGCGACCCTCTGCAACGCCTTTAGTATCCATTTTGCGGTAGGACAAGTCCATAGCGCGACCTGTTGCGTGTACTGACATTGTGCCGGGCTTTCCTTTAACGTCACGTTGGCCGAATGTGCCATTATTCCAACAGGCACCGTTAGACCATTTAGCGGCTTGCCTTACCCATTCCTCGGTGCCGGCGCGTTTGCCTTTTGCGGGGCCGTCGCTGTTACCTATGTAGTCTCGACTGCCGGTTACTCCGGGTTGGGCTTTTGCCGTCATGTTTAACCCTCGCTTGGTGTGCCGGGTTTGCTTTTAAGGCCATTGGAAGCGACAAGGCCGCTAAGTGTGCCGGTGAGAAACACAAGCAACGTGCTTAACAGGTCAATTAGTTGGGCGTCGGTGGGGGCCTGTTCCGTAGGTTGGTCTACAAACAAAATGCCGTATATAAATGCCATGACGGTAAACGTAAAACACAACGCCATTAAGCGGCCTACAAATACAATTAGTGAAGCGTGGTGTTGTTCAGGTGTTTTATTCACAACTGGCCTTTGTAAAGCATTGGTATTCGATATTCGTTTTAGAAACTGTGCAACCACTACAACCCCAAACTACCACGGCAATTAACAACGTGTAAGCAAATAGGTAACGCCATTTCATTAGTCAATTGGTACAAAATCAACTTGTCGTTGAATAAATTTTTCGTATTCTTCAGGTGTCATTGGGCGAACAACACCGTCAATCTGAATGTGTACTTCGCTGTGTGGGTACATTTCTACTGCTTCTGCGTATGTCATTTTTTTCCTAACTGTTTACATATCCATAGACGCGAATAGTTCCACCTGTAAATGTTCCACTTTCGGCAATAAGCGTAAAAGCTGTGTAAGAAGTTGAATCGTTTAGAAATGCGCCAGTTTGTCTTGACCTGCCCGTGGTGCTGTTTACAACCCATGTGTACTGTGCAAAAGTGTTTTTTGCCAAAAATGGATTTTGTAATTCAATATTCATATATGAAGTATTAGCTGAAGTTCTGCCAGCGTTTGTAAATGCTGTTTGATTCGAGTATGAACCAGCGTCAGAAACGCCAGTACTAAAAACTGCGCCGCCCCAACCGCCATAATATCCCGTAGTCGTTGCGCCAAGTTGTACTTGAATACTTGCGTCAGTACTGCCAACACCACCCGTTACCAAAATTTTGTAACTGTCATATGTTGCACTAAACGCGCCAGTTACAGCCACAGAACTAACTGCGCTGCCAATGGTTTGTGTTTTTATAAGTTGCAAGCCACCAGCAGCGAAGTTGGCATTAAGTGAGGCTGCCGTAAGGACTTCACCGGCGGTATATGTAGTAATTGGCATAGTATTATCCTAATCTAACCAAGCACGTTGGTTGTGTCTATAGTTCCGTACAAAGCGTCGTTTAAAATCAATTCGTACACGATTACCGTCGGGCTAGTAAATAGCCGTACCCGATGGCCGTCTAAAGTTATTTCATGTTCTACACCCTCTACCCCTAATTCTTGGGCAAGTACGGTAGTTGTCTGACCCGTAGTAAAAGTCTTTTCTATGGTGATTGTGTCGTTAATGTCCACAATGACGACCGTGTCACGTTGGGCGGTTGTTAGCGCGCCTAAGACGGTTTCTACGCTGTTGTAGCGCGGTTCGGGGGTGCCGTTTAAAAGGTAAGTTGCCGCGTCGGCTACTTCGCTATCGTCCAAAAGGCTATTTGTAATGCTGTTGGTTTGTACAAAAAACGCGGCTTGGCTTGCTAGGTCGTTAGCTGTTGCATTGTGGCCGTCTAGGTTTTCTATGTAAACGCGGTTGGTTACAGCGTCGGCTTCAAAAGTAATGCCAAGCGCATCAAAAGGTATACCTGTTCCGTCGTCGTGGAAGTCAGCGACAGAACCGCTAAGGGTTTGCGACACTCTCGGCGTAAAGGTCAGCACCCCGTCACGTGACATAAACAGGCGGCCAAATTCTGCGGTTTGGTTTATTTGAGTTAAATAATTTAGGGCGTTGGTTCCTGCTGGCACGGTAAAGGCTGCATTATGTCCTAGGTCTACGGTGCCTGCGTTAATGTTTCTAGCTGCACCCGATGGGTAGTCCACTTCGGGCAAGTCTAAAACTGTTGTTATGCGTTGGCCGCTTGTTTGTACGGTTACGTTTAGTTCGTCCATATAGGTTTGACCTAATAGGTAGAAATCGTCTGAACAGTAAACGGTGACCGTGTCCAACCCAAATAGATCAAAATTATAATCGTAATTGATAACCCGTCCACGGAAAAGGTACTCGGGGTTATTGCTTGCGTCGTAACGCACAAAATAAACTTGTCGCAACGGTGCTAAACCCGGCAGCGCTTCGGGTGTGTTGTAATAGGGGCCTGTGTCGTCGAATGGGTTAAAAATGCCGTCAGTGTCAAATATGGTAAATGTCATTGTGCCAGCGACGAATTGGTCGCCTTGGTCGCGTCTGCCGCGTCGAATACTTACTTGCGTGGTGCTGTTGGTTACGTTGGCGTAGTCGTCTGTTCCGTCAAGTACAAAAGTTGTGTTATCTAGTACGCCTTTTAAGTAGTCGTCTAATACAAATGCGTTTACGTTAAAACCCGTGTCAATAAAAAGGCTGTAATTTCCCGCTTGGGTTATGGTGCTGCCGGGCATTATCTAAAACCTGCTATTGGTATGTCTAATGGGCCGTTTTGGCGGGCTAATGCGCGTAGGCCGTCTTGTGTTACGCGGCCTATTTCGGCGCTTGTTGCCATGCCACCGGTGACGTTAACGGTAAAGTTTTGGGTTACGCCGCGCATGGCCTGATGTTCTTGCATGCTTTGTATTTGTGCAGCGGTTGGTGCCGGTGTTGCTACCGCTTGACCTGCGGTAATGCCTGTAAAGGCTATGTCTGTTTCAACTTGCCCTAACAAAGTTTGTAGGCGTTTGTTTGAAAGTTTAGGGTTTTTAAGTATTGCCTCATATTTGGCTAAAACGCTTTCCAAACCTTTAACTAGCGCGGTGCCTTGGTCTACGCCGGCTTGGTAGAAACGGCCTGCAGCGTCGAGGCCTAAAATGTCGGCAACGCTGTTAACGGAATTAACTAGCGCGTTTACACCGTTAGGGCCTGTAATGGCTTCCTGCCCACCGGCTACAAGTTCGGCAGCGATAGCGGCGCCGGCTTCCGCGCCTGCGTCTAATACGGCTGTTAACGCGCTTTGGCTAAGGCCACGTTTTAGTAACAATTCCACGTTGGTTGCATATTGTTTTACCCCGGCTACTTGGTCACGTAACCCGGAAAGAAAACCGCCGCCAGTTTCTACGCCTGCCTCTTTAGCGTCGCTAAAACTAAACCCTGCTTTAATGCCGTCGGCAACGCTTTGCCCGAAATCTTTAAACGCTTCTTGTGCGTCGTCTAGTTGGTCTTTAGCGTCGTCTAACGCGTCTGCCAATTTGTCTTTAATAACGTCGTATAGTTCGTTTATTTTCTTTGAAGCGCCGCCTGTTTCCTCTTGCTGTTCGCGTAATTTGCGGTTAAATTCACCGGCAGCGTCAGCGTTACGCATTGTTTGTTGGGCGCTAAATTTAAGGTTTTCGTTGTAGGCGCCCGTTTCTTTATCGTTCTCAAACGCTTTACGCAAATTGGTTAGGCCCCACCATGCTTGGCTAAGCGGGTTTTGCATATTCTTTAAAAACCCAATAAAACCGCCAATTTCGTTACTACTGTTTTTTACTGGGGTAGGTAACTTGTTAAATGCTTGCGTCAAAAAGTTTATATTTGCGGTAGCGGTTTTAGCCTGTTCAAGAAACGCGGCACCAAACTTGGCTTGTAGGTCTTTAAATGTTGCCGACAATGTGCGGGTGCTGTTAGCGAGGCCGTCGCTAGTACGCATAAAGTCGCCTTGGGCGTCATTGGTTTGTTTATAAATTGCCGATTGGGCGGCCAAAATCTTTTGCTGTGCAGTAAGCGCGCCTTTGCCGTCATAAATGCCAAGTGTCATTGCCTCTTGTTTTAGGGTTGCGTCATTAAGCAAAACACCGAAACGGCGCAAAGGTTCGGCTTCTCCGCGTAACGCGGCGCCAATGGCTTGTACGGCTTCCTCGGGCGTAGTGTTATTAAACGAAGCAAGGTCAGTAGCAAGGGTTGTAAAATCGTTGCTAAATACCGCAAGGTCAGTACCGGCTAAACCTGCCGCTTTACCAAACGTACCGAAAACCCCGGCAGCCTCTAAAACCGCTTGCTTCGATTGGCCAAGGTTTTTAGCGGCGCCTGAAGCAAACTTTTCTACTTCTTTTGCACCTTTACCAAATACTACGTTTACTTTGCTAAGGCTTTCTTCCATATTGGAAGCGGCTTTAATAGCCGGGCCAAGCACACTTTGAACCGTGCCAAACGCAAGACTTAAACCGCCAACAGCACCGGCAACAGTTTTAGCGCTAGTACCAAACGCTTTAAGTTGTTTGTCGGCAGCCTGTACCCCGGTATTCACAAACGAGGTAATAATAGGTATGTTAATTGCCATTATTTAAACCTCTGTTTTAATTGTTGGTTTGTTTTCTTTTCAACGTCTGCAATAACCGATTGTACTTCCTGTTGTACGGCAGGCTTGTTTTTCTCTACGGCTTTGTCAATTACTCGAGGTTGTTCACCACCGCCCGAAACGTTAAGGTTTGCCACAAACAGGCCTTGTGTATGGCGTCCGGCATGGTCATAGATAGCGCCTGCGGCGTCGCGCTGTTGAATAGTCATTAAACGATATGGTTTAGCGCCAAACGGTATTTGTTCTGTATGTGTTGCTACGCCGTCGGTAAAACGCGTAAAATTTACGTACCGTTCCTTTGTGGCACGAGAACCAACTTTTACGTTAAAACCTTTGTTTACAGTTGCCGTATTCCACCTAACCTCACGGCCTTTAATAAGAGTGCCACGGTTCATGCCCGATAGCGGCGCACCTTTAACACCTACAACGGTTGTAACCATGCTGCGGGCTTCCGTTACCATGACGTCACCGGCGCGTTTAATACGTTTAGTTACGTCGCGCCTATACGTTGGGTCTATTTTGTTTAATAGCGCTAAGGTTCGGTCTATTCCTTTAACCTCTAAAATTGGTTGCGCCATGGTTATAACCTTTTGTTTCGTTCCACCAAAACTTTAGCCACCGTTGCTAAATCTTGTGTGTCAAACGTAGCGCTATACCAATGCGGCGCCCACCCTGTTGCTATTAACAGTTCGGCTAGTTGCCGTCGGTAGGTGCCGCTTGGGTAGGGTTTGAGGCCTCTTGTGCGGTTACTTCAATGTTTGTTACCTGTTGGCAGTATTTGTCAAAATCGGCGGGTACAACAATTTTGGCTTGTTTGCTTGCTTCCCATGCTAGGAATAGCAAATCCTCGACGCCAATGCCGTTTGCCATGTCGGCGGCTTTACGTTTAAAACGTCGTTCCCATAGCACAATGGTAAATAAATTGGTGCTTACTTGGTACGTACCCTCATGGTTCGTTACTTCAAGGGTTAATTGCATTAGTGCCTACTTTCGTGTCGGGCCAATTATTCGGCTCTAGTTATGGTGTTACGTCTGCGGTGTAAACTCCACCGGTAAAGGTAACGTCAATGGTTGACAATTCGCCCATGGTTGCGTTAATTACTGGGAATTCTGTAAGCAACGCGCCGGTAAGGGTAAAGCCCGGGTTAGTTGCGCTATCGGAACCAACTGCAGGCTTAACAATTACGGTTACCAAACCGCCTACGACGTTTTCCAAAGTAGCGAAAGTTTCCGAAACTGCGTACGACTGATAGAGGGTAAGGGTTACTTCGTGGTTTCCCAAACCTGCTTGGTAGGTACGTGCGGTTTTGCCAAACGTGGTGTTTTCAAGTTGGTCGTAACGCTGTGTAAATACTGCCGCCGTGCATTGGTCGGAAAGGTCTACCGCGTTAACGGTTACTACTGGGTTGGAAAGGTAAGTACTTGTAGCC